CCAACTTGTTTTAAATCGGCGTTATTGCTTAATACTATAACTGGAATCCGTGTGTTGTCATAAATAGTAGTCGATCCTCTAACTATTCGATACGCACCGCTGGCGTTTGATCCGCTTCTTGAAACTAAAGTAGGCTGTGTTATTAATACTAAAACTTTTGAAGAAGTTGCACTTGGTGTTATTGATGCAGTTAAACCGCTATCAGTCCAAGTGCTTTGTGTTGATGTGCTGACTTGGGTGCTATAAGTCGCTTGAACAACCTGCAAAACTTTTCCACCGGCGACTGCGGCCCATTTTAATCCGGTGCTTGTTGTGCTGTCAGCCGTCAATACTTGGCCATTTGTCCCAACTGCGAGACGAGCTGGAGTGTCAGCTGCGGTGGCTGAAATTAAATCGCCCTTAGCGTCCAAGATTGTTAATGGATCGACTGAAGACCATACAAAATCCAAATCGGTGTTAGAATTTTTAGATAAAACTTGACCCGTTGTGCCACCTTTGAGATCAACAAAAGAACTATCGATAGAGTTACCAAGAGTCCGCATTGCTGCAGCTCCGTCTTTAACTAAGTCAGTATCGTCTGGCGTTTCCCAGCCGAAATTTGTCGTATTTGCCATTGTTCTCCTTTAGGCGACTATTGTAGCGTTGAGCCAGTCCAATGTAGGGTTAATCGTATTCCAAGTCTCCGTCGCTGGGACTGAGTTCCAACGGAAAGCTTGTAAAGAATAAGCCAGCGGTGACAAGTTTAGGGTGAGTTTTAATGAGTTGAGATTTGCCGTCCAAGTCCATCCCTCAACAAAACCCTGAAATTGTCCATCGACCATATTGGCTGGCAAATTAGTAATATTAAGCGGCTGACCCATAAAAACTGCCAATAAAGCGTCTCTATCAGTATTGTCTATTTCCGGACTGCTAATCGGAAAAGTAATTTGCCGCATTTCGTATTGGGGATAAGCCCGAATTGACAAATAAAAGGCTGCCTGAGCTTCGGCATCAGCTTGATGCCTCAAAGTCGTTGTCACAGCAGAACCCAATTCTCCGTATAAGGCTATTGAATCAGGATCTGAGTCGCTAACTGTTGATTGACTATCCGCATCATAAGCAACAGTTATGGCATTGCGAACGTCACCGGCTCTTTTTGAGATTTGTAATGTTGGTCCAATTGAATGATTTCCATCTAAATCCACATAACCATTGGTCGCAAGATATTGAGATCGATGTGTCGAATCTGCATAACCAATCCGACCTTCTGAATCTTCATAAACATACCCAAGCCCCGAAGTTGCATATAAGGAAACTAGGTTGTAAATCGTGTCGCTTACCGATGCCTGACTATGTAGTTCATAATCACCCGGAGTGTCAATCTCACCATATCCGGAATTTTCGGCATTCGCCCAAGTAACGCTGGCATCGTAAGTGTTCCAAGTTGTCGCTGCAGGTACTTCGCTCCAAGTATCAAAAAGCACTTGTCCAAGAAGAAATGCAATGCGATCACCATCGAACTGATGATTAAGACTGCCGGTATAAACTGTCCGATTTAGTCTCGCCAATGCTCCGACAGCAACGATATTTATACGCTGACTGATTGCTGAAGCCCCAGAATTTTGGACTATAACGTTCAAATCAGTTATGAAACCGCCAAATAAAAAAACATAATTGCCAGATGAATTTTGCACTTCAACAGTCACCGAATCGTTAATTTCGAAAGGTACGGCTGCTTCGTTCGTCTCAATTAATGTCAAATTGCAATATCCGGCTAAAGGTTGCGAATAGATACTTGTCCGTCCAGAAGTGATGCTCAAGCCGGAAAGCGTAGTATTCGTTACAGTCGTCCCATTGACCTTGACGCGATATACGGGACTCCAAATTGTCATATTGCCAAAGTACCTAACGATCCGGTACGGAATTCACTTTGATTCAGAGCATCGATTACTGAACGGGTGAAACCTTCGGTGTCAATTGCCGATGGAGCGTTTACATTGATTGTGATGGCAGCAGGCGTAGTTGCCGAGCTATTAGATCCGTTTTGTATAGCATTTGTCAATCCAGTAGTTTGACTTACCACCACACCAGAGCCACCAGCTCCAGCAACGTTATTTTGTCCGTATAAAGGTACGCAATAACTCAAGGTTCTACGAATTTGCTCGCCATAATAGTTGTATTCGACCAAATAAACACCTTGTCCCGATGGACATTCGTTGGAATCTTGAATAATTGTTTCAGACTTCCAAGCCGTATTTCTTCTTTTATTTTCTGTGGCCGCGTCAGTAGCACCGGTATCGCCGACGGGTCGTCCCAATTCATCTACTGCACCCGCGCCCGATACAAAAGCACCGGAAGTCATACCTGAGGAGACAAAAGCACCCGTTGTAAAAGAAGAATTAGAAAATGGATTGATACTGCCAAGCCATTTGCTTGATGGATTATTTTTAATAAAATCTACAACTTTTTTGTATTTATCATACAAATCCTCAAAAAAATTCACTAATTTGCCGACTGCATTAATAACTGTTGTAAGACCGCTAACCATTCCACTAAATGCCAATTTCATAGCTCCAGTTATAAATGGGACTAAGTATGTTTTAACGAAATCCCAAAGAGCCTTAAATTCGTCTTTATTGTCTTCGATTGCTTTTGTGACAGGAGCTAGTTTATTTTTAATCTCCGTCACAGCTGGGCCGACATTGTTCAAGAAATAATTGATTAAATTTGTCAAGATTGGTAATAGTCGAGCGCCGATGGATTCCTTCGCTTCGTCAAAAGCAACAGTCAATCGAGCCATTTTGCCTTGAAAAGTATCCGCTTGAGTTGTTGCCTGACCCTCAAAAGTCTTGGCTAGAGCTTGGGTAACATCGTCAAATGACATCGTTTTAAGTTCATTTGTGGACAGACCTAATCCAAGACGGCCTAGAGCTGCTGTATTGCCTTCATAGGCTTTTGCCAAAGCATTACTGACAGTTTCTAATGATTTGCCTGATCCAGCAGCTACATCAAGAGCAATCTTTTGTAAATCTTGGGCTTTTGTTACATTGCCCGTAGCAATCGCAAGGCGCTCAAAAGATGGTCGTAATTGATCGTCAGTTATTCCATAGGCCAATGACAATTTTGAGATTTGTTGCTCGACGGCACTAATCTGAGCTTTAGTTGCGCCGGTTACGTTTTCCAATGTAGCAGCTAATTTTGCTTGAGCCTTCTCATCTTCGATAGCGGACTTGACGCCATCCACCAGAAGCTTTCCAGCATAGGCGGCGGCTGCGGCAGCTGCTACGGCGAAAGCGGCGGCTGCTTTTTTACCAAAATCTCCTAATTTGTCGCCAAAGCCAGATACTTCCGCTTCGCCTTGACCCAATTTCTTTTTAAGGTCATCAACGTCGGCGAGAATCGATAATTTAAGCGTTCTACTTCCAGCCATTCTTTAACCCCATTTCTTGAGAATGGTATCGAAAGCTTCTTCCCATTTACGGACTAATTCAGGCTGAATCTTGCGAAGTGTCGGGTAAATGAAATAGCCAGAGTTTCCTCGACCTTTGTTGGAAGTGCGTCTAGGGAACTGAGGGAAACGATTAGATCCGAATTCGTAACCTGCCCAGAGCTTTTGAGTTGTTCCACCACCAGAAAAGCGTTGAGATGCGAATCCGTAAGAGAACTCGCCAATCTTGGATGATTTGCTAATCCTAACGCCATCTGCGATGCGATTGACAGCGGCCTGTCCGAATGTTCGTGTGATTGAGTAGGCGCGAATTTCATTGGCGGCGTAAAGCGCGAGTGCGCTTGATTGTGTTCTGGCTTCATCAATTGCGGCCGCATCCATAGCCTTGAAAGCTTGAAGGATACCGCGTAACTCAGAGCGATCATAAGTAATCGTCTCATTGGCCACCGCGTCTCTCCTTCAATATATCCAAAGCCGTTAAGACGTCATCTGCATCCGTCCAACAAGACTTTGGGATTCCAGTCTCAATCGCCAAAAGCATCAATAAATAATTTATGCTTCCAGCGCTGTGGCTTTTGGGTCTTGATTGACCACATCGACATCTGCGACTGTATCCATCCAGACTTCAAAAGATTTGACGGGCTTACCAGCAGCTTCTCGTTTCATTGCGTTATATGCCAAGAACATAATGTCCCAGACACCGCCGAGTTCGCCGATTGATTTGCCTGTCGCCTTTTCCCATTTTGCGTACTCGGGCGGTTGGGCTACATAAGTGGCTTGATCGCCCGAGTTATATGTAATTGTGATTTGTGACTTCATTGCTCCCGATGCTCCGATCTCTTAGCTGAAGGTTTCTGTTGGAGTTCCAACGACTGTCAAAGTCCAAGTATCAGTTAAAGCTCCTGGAGCTGCTCCACCGGCTGATGGAAATACTGGAAGGACATTGAAAGCGAAAACTGCGCCAGTAACAGCCGTGAAACTGACTGCAAGTGTGGTGTTAGGTGCTGATTCCGCATCAGCCCACATTGCCTCAAATAGTGAGCTAGCCGCTCCCCAATCTTGAAGCAATTCAATTGTGAAAGTCCATTGCTTATCTACGGACTTGTATGCGCGACCATCGAGAGTTTGATATGTCTCGATAATGGTTTCGCAGGAAAGAGTCGCGGAAGTCGCCTGAGCATCGTAGGACGATGAGTCCAACGTGAAAGTGACATCGCGGCCAGTAATTACTGTCGTTGCCATTTGTTCTCCTTAGGAAGTTTGCTCGTAGCGGACGCTCAAGCGAATGTCTGAGACGAGCAAATTCGTCGTCCCAACTTGAGTAACCGATGGTCTTTCGACAACCGATAACTCATACTTGGCAGCATTTAATGCGCCAAGAATACTAATTATTAGTTTTTCCAAATTATCTAACGATGCTGGATTTGATAAATACGCTACGCAAGCAGTAATCGTGTAATTTAATTTTACTCTAGTTAAAGATTTACCTATGAGTTCCAATTCCATATATGGAGAATCCGGGACGATAACAACGGCAGGGACAATGGGTGCTTCTGGAACGTGATCGTAAACGTTAGCGGTGACGCCAGCCAAAGCCGTTTTGATTGCGCCGCGAACATCGGTTGAAATTGATGAGGCTGGCATCAGCCCACCATTGCGTCAGTATCAAGATACGGCCCGAGAAGGCCAGTTACCTTCGCAAGAAGATTTTTGGAAAGTCTGTACGGCGTTACTGCAAAGTCGATTCCTTCGATTGATCCGCCAGCTGCGGTTCTGGCTTGAAAGATTTCGACAGAGATAGCCAAAACAGCAGATTCAACATTGGGATTTCCGATGTAGGTCGATAATCCAGATAGCGCAGCGTTTCCGGCTGGGATAATGTTTTTTTCCAGTATGTCTGCATTTGTGATGGCTGCGGTAAATACATAAGGGCCAATTAAATCATCTGTGACTGTGTGAGTGCCATTAAAAGGCGCTCCGACACCAGTAACAACAACCGACTGACCTTCGGTAAATTCTTGGATTGTTGCAGTGTGAAAATAAGCAACGTTATTTTCTAAACTTACTTTGTCAATTTTACTTTGGAAAGTGACAAGCATAGGGAGAACTAAATTCTCACTTGTATCCACAATATCATCAAGGTAAGCATCTGAATATAGGGATGACGAGACGCCAAGAATGGTTCTTAGCTCGGAAGCCGTGACGATTGTTGGCATCTCGTAATCCTTTTCTACTAGAGGGTGACGGGCCAGCTCGGGAGCGGACTGGCCGTCACTTTTAGGGTTTTAACTACGCGACCATCCAGCGATAAGCGCCAGCGCCAACCTTTGTAGCCAAAGCGCCGTAGCCGTAGTAAGCCACTTCGATTTGTCCGTTGAGTGCGACGTTTGTCTGGAGACGGAAACGTGAGGATTCATACCAAGTGTAGGAATCTGGGTTGATAACGATGATGGTGTTGTCGCCAACGCCTGAACCTGTTGTGAGGTTACGATCAACGCGGAAATTGAGACCAAGAAGGTTGCCAACTGCTGATCCAGCAGAGAGATTACCGCCTTGATTCATATTGCCAATCAAGTTCTGATAAATCGGACGTCCGTTATCAGCAAGGTTCTGAATCGCGCCCCATTGCTGAGGTGATGCGATGATGTTCTGAGCAAATCCGAGAGTGTTAGCGTAGATTGAAACGCCAGCATCGGAAACGAAATCAAGAAGTCCAGCAGCATCGAGAGTGCGGTTTCCGCCATCAGTTCCACCAGCAATTAGGCCGGTTGTAACTGCTACGTCTGTTGCCTTTGCGTATGCGTATTCCATCTGACGAACGAGTTCATCAAAGAACGCAGGTGAGGAACGATCAAGAAGTTCAACGCTGAAAGTCTGTCCGCCAGCATACTTTTTAACTGTTACGGAAAGGAATTCGTTTGTCATTCCTGTTTCGTCGATTGCAGCAGCTTCAGCTTCTTCGCCTACTGTTGGAACTGCGGTGATTTTAGGAATTTCAAAAGTCATTCCTGCATCTGGTAGAACGCCGCGAGATACTGAATCAACAGCTGGACGATCTGCGTTTGATAATGGGTTGATGACTTCGGTCAATTGACGGGTTGGGATGAGACCAGCGTTGTTGCTTGTGGTGTCATCTGCCGCCATAACATATTGACGAGCAGCATCATCACCGAGTTTAGCGCGAACGCTATTCTCGAGATATTTCGCCTTTGTGAACTCAAGGCGAGGAGCGGTGAAGAACGCTGGACGTGGCGCAGCGGCTTCAACCTTCGCTGCTTCTACCGCTTCTTCTACGGCAGGAGCAGGAGCGGTAGTGTCTGACACTTGTTCTCCTTCGGTTGGGTTGTCTGCTTCAGCGGTTGCCGGAGCAGAATCTTCTTTAGGTGCTTCATTCTCGGAAGCAGCAACTTCGCTAACGCGAGCTGAGT